GTGAAAGTTACAGTCGGCGACCCAGATGGGGCAACAACTGCCTCATCAGTGACCGTAAACATGAGCCGCTTAACTTTGCACGGCTTCATGCAGATCAGTTCTCCGTAATCGCCATTTAGCGAAGGATTATTAAGATCTATAATATCAAGAAGATCTGCGCCGTTGGGCGTGAAAAACGCTAAATAGTTTGCAGAAGTTTGAGTGTATGCCATGAGTCTGACTCCTTACGCTTAAGCGCTAGTAACGTGAACCACGCGAGCCTCACCAGGGTTCGCAGAGTCACCCCAAATCTGGTCAAATGCAAGAATGCCGTACCAAGCGACTGATTTTTGGCGCCCAAAGTCTTGCGGCATTGCTGCACGAAGCTCGGGGTCTTCTGCAACTGCCATGCAGACTGCGTCCTCACCAAAGATAACTGCCTCGCCAAGTACTGCTCCTGTGCCAAGCGCACCAGAGAGAGCCTGGGTGTTGTTGATCTCAACAAAACGAATGTTTTCAATTCGGCCAATCTCGGAGTTGTACTTCGATTGCGGGTCAGTGTACTTGTGCCAAGTTTCCCATGCCGGATCAGAAACAATGCCGCGCTTGCCCTTAGTGGAAATCAAGCACATGTAGTCGCCGTTTTCGTAGGGAGCAACGTGCAGAGTTGAGAACATGTAATCGCGAATCTGTTCAATATGGTAAACGTTCAAGTTAGAGGTAGCCGATGCAGACGGAGTTCCGTCAGTATCGATAGTCAGCTGGGTAGCTCCAGTCGGAATTGCTTTGATCATGCCTGACTTGAAAGCTTCAGCGGCCATTTTATCGAGCGTAAGGGCCATCTGATTGCGAAGCTGCTTCTGGACAATGTTATCCATGTCGAACTTGCCCAAGTCTTGGCTCAAGCTAGTGTAGGGCACTGCACGGCCAATCTCTCGCACAGTCACAGTTTGCGTGCTGAGCGAAATTTCATCTTCCGGAATGCGATCGTTTTCGGCCAGCACTGCGCTAGAAGGAACGTCGATGTTCGAGACACGAGTGATTGTAATCGATTCGCCTTTCTTCTTGCCGTAACCAGGCTCAGGCTTCACAAACTGCATAAATTTGGTTTCGGCAATAGCAGCGACTCGAAGTTGCGAACTCAGGGTATGGTTTTTGTAGGTGCCAGTAGGCGCATCAAATGTCCAAGTTTGCACAATAAACTCCTTCCTAGAGCTCTTTTGAGGCTAGCAAAAAAAGCTCTTGCGCGATAGCCGTCCTAGCACACGCGCAAGGCACAGCTAGCCCTATTTACGTCTTCTAAGCATATTCACTTGCGCAACAAAATCCAGAAGCTTCTCTGTAGTAGCAGAAGCTTGCGGAGTTGTAGCTGCACCAGTGCCGCTAGCGAGAGTAACAGGCTTTGTTTGTAGCTCTTGTTTAGGCAAGCTCGCCTCACGAGCGATGCGCAGCTGTTTGCGCGCAAGTTCTGCAAGCTCTTCTAGCGCCTTGTTTGCTGGCTTGTCTTTGAGTGTGTCCCAGTTCTTTTGCAGCAGGTACTCCACATAATCGCGAGATTCGGCAAGATCAGGATTCTGTTCATAGAATGCATTCCAGGTCGCTTCACGCTGTTGCTGCTGGCGAATTTGTGCCTGCTGCTCAGCCACAAGCTTGTTGTAGGCGGCCCAGATTTCATCTTGAATGCCTTTACGCAGAATCTCGATAGCTGCTTTAGGGTCCTCAAAAAGCTTCTCTTCAGCTTCTTCAACGTAGGTCTTCTTTGGCTGCTCGGGCTCTTGCTGCTTCTGAGCAGCTTTAACGCCCTCTGCGAATGCTTGTTCTTCGATTTGAGCAAGAGCAAGCTGCTCGGCATAGGCCATAGCTTCATCTATGCTAGAGAATTCCTTGCCAGCAATTTTAATGGGTTTAGGCGGCGGATCCGTATCCGGGTCCTCAACTTTCACAATTGGCGCTTTCTCGTCTACTGGCTCAGTGCCAGTGGGCAGAATATCCAGCGCTTCAGTGCCCTGAATAACTTTTGTTTCTCGTGCATTGTCTGGGTTTTCTTCAGCACTTTTGCTAGAAAGCACTTGCTTCACTTCGTTTACGAAAGCTGATTCGGACATCCTTGCTCCTTGGACTGCGACTGGTTAGGTGTTTCTGTATTCGTTTAGCAAAGTTGCTGCATGATCCCCACGTCTTGCGATTGCCTCAAGCTCTAGCGCAAGATCTCTGCAAGCGGTCAGGTAGGCCACCTTAGCTAAATCCACCGTGCCCTTGGCCTTGAATTCCGCACAGAGAGCAGCAATTGCAGCTTCAGAGTTTTTCTGCAGCAGAGGAAAAATAATTTGCTCATTAAGATGCACAAGACGCGAGTTTGCTACCTGCTGGCGAAGTTTGGCTTCTTTTTCATCCATAGCTAGAAGTCAAGAGAGCCACCGACTGCGCTGTCAAGCAGCACATGCTACAAGTCTAGCCAGTTGCTGGAGTTGCTCTGCTCGCTGGAAAATCTGGCTGCGGAATGCTTGCCATGCTCAAGTCAGATTGATTTCCAGCGGCTCCTGCTTGCGGAATCTGAGACTGCATGTCTGGTGCTTGGCTAGGAATAATTGGCAAAGGTTGCGTCTGCGGCTCAATTTCCTGGTCAGCTTCGATTTTCGCAGTGTTAATGTCTAGCGACTTCATGATTTCGCCAAGCAGTTTCGAGAAGTCGTACTTGCGAGCGAACTCTTCCATGAGGATCGGTGCGCTTGCAATTGTCTGAAGCATCGCCTGAAGCTTTGTAAAGTCTTGCTGTTTGTTGAGCTGGGCACTAATGCCAAAAACTTCAAAGCGGCAGCCTTGGACTGTTTCAGCAAAAAGCTCCTCTGGTCCCATCGCTTGAATCTCGCGTGCTCTGCGCTCGCCAATCACAGCAGCTAGCTCGTCAAAATCCATTTCATGAATGTGCTGAGCTATTGTCGCCCAAGACTTCTGGAGAATCGGCACAATCCAGTGCCTCTCCACATGCTTAACAAAGCCAGAGTACATGCCTGTGATAGCTTGGCTAGACTCAACGATTTCAGTGGCCTTCACTTGCCTAAAGGGCTGCACACCCATGCGGAAATCATTCGTGATAGCCGCAGTGTTGAACTCTTGGTTAAGCAAGTTAAAGACAAGAATGCCATCTTGCGGAATAGTGCTCGTGTCCACACGCTCAAGCACTTTTGCTCCGGGCGGACAAGCTGCAGTCACTCGCAGAGTCTCACCAGGCGCAATACCGTCCTGCACTTGGCTTGGATCTTCAAGCCAGTGCTCGTAAAGCTGCTTGATTCCGTGCACAGCCATCATGCCGCCATCGAGAATCAAGTTAAACATTTCGTTCTGGGCGATATTGAGCATGGTCGGTGCATCCATGAGTGCTTTTCCCCAGACTGACCCATGCACAGTAATCACGGGGCAAGCGACAAAGGGATGCTCTCCATGCCAGAGCGGATTCTCGGTAGGCTTCTGCACCACGTAGCGATCATTAGCGATAGTAGCGACACAATTCTCGTAAATTAGCTCGCCGGTCTCGTCTATGAAGTTTCCCCAGATTTCTGTAAGCTTAATCATGTTTCGATTGCCTGGGTTTGTCGGATTCTGGCCAGTCTCTCGCGAGCGGCCAAATTCACGCGAGGGAGTTTCCTGCGAGCCTGTGCCTTTTAGCTTCTCTAGCACCTTCTTGTCGTAGACCGCATTAGGCCCTTGAGCCATCTGCATGGCTTCATACCAATCAAGCCACACATCCTGCATGTAATAGAGTCCGCGTCCTTGCGGATCAGGTAAGAAGTCTTCCTGGCGAATTAGATCAATTCGCAGCTCCCACTTCTTGTCTGTGATTTTAACGAGTTTCTTCTGATAGCTACCGTTCTTCGATCGACCTTCGACTTTGTAGCGATACTTAGGACAATAGCGACCATGCACCTTGGCAATCATGAGCGAGCCAAGCAGTCCAAGCTTTACTGCATCTCCCACTCGCATCATAAACTGCGCCTTCTCTAGCGAGCGAGCTAGAATCTTTTCCACTTCGCTAGGCTTCACACGCATAGCGTCTTCATTAACTCCAGGAGCAGCGTAGACGCGAAACCAATCGCCCATGTCCACGAGCCCTTGCTGCATGAAGTTTGCAATCTGCTCTACGGCCATTGCCTGCTTGGGCAAAAACTCGCGAGATTGGCCTTTGCGCTTATCGCTGTAGTCCTGCCGCATATTGTAGATGTCAAAATTGATGCGGTTCTGTTCAAGGCGCGATCTGCGAGCCTGGTCAGCTTCCTTGCGATAAGCCTCGTAGATACAAATTAATTGCGATTCATCCAGCATAGCCATAGCGATTATCTCCATTGGTTATCGTATAGCTTGGGCGAGGAATTGCACGCTTAGCTGCTGCTGTAACATCTCTGATTCCACCACAAAGATACTGAAGTGCATCATGCGGGTGCGAGAAAGAGTCTTTGATTGGGCGCAGCTTATTGGGCTCAATATCGGTGCCTCTTTCAGAGAAGCGATAACCACCTTCAAAGCCCTTAACAAGGATAGGACACTTGGGTGCATAGATCTGGAATGCTGGGCCGCGAGGAGTAAGCTTCTGCAAAAACTCTACGACTGCTTTCCTGCGAGCTTCCCAAGCAATTGGTCCTGGACGCGGAATAAAGCCTCTGCCATCTGGACCAGCAAGCGCTTGTGCGCAAGTAGACTCATCAGTTTGCGATTTCTGCAGTCCTGCTGGATCAATGANNNAGAGCCAATTCCTGCGCAAATCCGAGAATGCCGGGTAGTGCAGCCTGATGTGGTTTGCGACTTTCTCGTAAAAGCGAGTCGCGCCCATGTTGACTTCGACTATCTCCTCGAAAATCACAAGCTGATCTTCTTGCATCTGTCCGATCACAGCTGCAGGTGTGAGTCCAAAATCGAAGCCAATAAGCATAGGAAGTCCAGGCACTGGTTCAGGACGTTCCTGGATTACGTGCAGGCGAGAGAATTCTGGATAAACTGGCAAGCCTTCAAAAGTATCCCAGTGCAGCTCATACTCTCGCAGATATTCCATATAGGGCATTGAGTTCTTAATTGACTCTCTGTACTCAGGACTGCGCTTAAGGGGATCCGCCGTATAGTGCAGCTCGAAGACTGCAAAACGGTT